TTTGGGCTTTGTACTCTCGGACGTTGCCGCGAGACCAAACATTGGCTGGCTTGGTCGCATGCTTGGTGTCACGAGAGCGTCCTGCAGCGAAGGCAAACCATCGCGGCAACGCTGCAGGATTTCCAGACTAATGGAGAACTGACAATTGTCCAAGACGAACTGGATGACATCACCGCCATCATTGCGATCATTTCCGACATCAAGCGAAGAAATCTTCTGGCGGCTGTCGCTGTTGACCCTGCTGGCCTCGGTGAATTCGTGGACGAACTCGGAAAAATCGGAATCTCCGCCGCCGACAAAAACCTGATCGGCGCGCCGCAAGGCTACCAGATGATGAACGCGATTAAGGGCAGCGAGCGCAAGCTGGCCAACGGCACGCTCTGGCATAGCGACTCGGCGCTGATGTCCTGGTGCGTTGGTAACGTCAAGATAGAGCCGACCGCGACGGCTATCAGAGCCACCAAGCAGAATGCCGGCGACGCCAAGATCGACTGCGCGATGGCGATGTTCGATGCCGCGCTGGTCATGCAGAACAAGCCCGACGAGGCACCGGCGTTTCAGATGTTCTTTGTCGGCTGAAAGTTTCGACATACAAAAATATCGCTTTCGGTGTGCCAGGTCATTGCGTGATTCTCTGCCCAGGCCGTAACCGCATCTAGGTGCGGATAGGGGCCATAAACATGTTGTTTGCCGGTAAACAGGTGCAAGTCGTCTATGAAAACCACCACCTTTGACCAGCGCGCCAGGTTGTCGGCAATGCACGCCAACTCATCGACAATCGGCGTGTCTTGCGGGCCTTTATGGGTGAGCTCGTCGGAGTAATGGCCGTCCAACCAAAAACAAACGTTGCCGGCTATGTGCGGCAATAACTCGGGCAAAACATTTTCGCTCAAGCCGTTGATGATTCTAACGTTGGCGTGGCGCTTGAAACGCTTATGCGCCTCGAGGAATAACCTATCGCCAGGCTCTATGCTGTAAACCATTTTCGCCGAGCATGATAAAAACTCGGTCGTGTCGCCGAGATAAGTCCCTGATTCAATCCAGGTTGCGCCGGTAAAGCCGTTGCGCGTTAGCACTTCTTCCATCAGTGCGCGGTCTTGCATAAGGACAAACCCATGACACTCAATCGCGCCTATTCGGTGCTGGATATCAAGTCGCTCAACGACGAGCAACGCATCATCGAAGGCGTTGCCTCGACGCCGACGGTCGATCGCGTTGGCGATGTCGTCAAGCCGCGCGGTGCCAAGTTCGACTTGCCGATGCCGATGCTGTGGCAACACAAGTCGGGCGAGCCGATCGGCCATGTTGTCTGGGCCGAGGCTAGGGACGACGGCATTCCTTTCCGCGCCAAGATTGCCCAATCGACCGAACCAGGCAAATTGAAAGACCGGCTCGACGAGGCGTGGCAAAGCATCAAGCTTGGCTTGGTGCGGGCGGTGTCGATCGGCTTTCAATCGGTCGCCGACAAGGTCACGCACCTTAAAGGCGGGGGCATTCAATACGACGAATGGGAATGGCTCGAATTGTCCGCCGTCACCATTCCGGCCAATGCCGAAGCGTCCATCCATACAATTCGCGCCATCGATCAAGGCCTACGCGCCGTGTCCGGCGAAACGCAGGCAAAACCGGCCGTGTCCGGCCATCAGCCCGCCGGTGTTCCGGCATCCCGTTCCATCAAATTGGAGGCCAGGACTATGGCCACGACAACCAACGCCGAGAGGATGAAACACCTCGAGGCAACACGCGCCGCCGAAATGGCCGCACGTGACGCAATTCAGAAGACGGTTGCGGATGAAGACCGCACCAAGGATGAGGCCGAAGTGGTTCAATTCGACGAACACCAATCCAAGATTACGTCAATCGATCGCGAATTGAGAGACTGTCGGCTGATCGAGAAAGAATTGATCAATACGGCAAAACCCGTATCGAACGGCGATGGCATCGAGATGCATTCACAATCGATCCAGGTGAAGGCACCGACGTTGCCGCCGGGCATTGGCCTGATCAAACGGCTAGCCTGCCAGTCGCACGCCGATATGTATCATCGCGACGTAATCTCGGTGGCACGGCAATATTGCGGGCAATGGCCGCAAATTGAAATGGATATCAAGGCGGCGGTTGCCACCGGTACGGTTGCGACGCCGGCATGGGCAGGCGTCCTGGTCTATCCGCAAAACCTGACGGCCGAATTCCTGGAATTTCTGGTGCCGCAGACCTTCATGGGCCGCATTCCCGGACTAACGCGGGTGCCGTTCAATTCGCGTATCCCGCGCGAAAACTCGGTGATCACGGCAACCTGGGTCGGGGAGGGCGCATCCAAGCCGGTGGCGGCCGGTTCGTTCGATACCGTCTCGTTGAGCTTTGCCAAGACGGCGTGCATCATGGGCGTTACTGACGAACTTGCAAGGTTCTCCAGCCCATCCGTGGAAATGCTGGTGCGGGATAATTTGGCAAAAGGTATCGCCAAGTTCCTCGACGAGCAGTTCATCAAGCCGACGGTCACCGCAGTAGTTGGGGTGTCGCCGGCCTCGATCACCAACGGTGCCGACAGCGACGCGGCTTCCGGTACCGATATCGCGGCGGTGATCCATGACATCCGGCAAATCCTGTTCCACTTCCAGGAGTATAATATCCCGACTGATAACCTGACGTTGATAATGCAGCCAGTGCTGGCGACGGCGATTGGCAGCATGATGACGACGCTGGGGGTGATGCAGTTCCCCAACATCAACGGCAATGGCGGCAATGTCTTCGGGGTCAACGTGATTACCTCGAACAACTCGCCGGCCGGGCAGATTACCGCGTTGCATCCACCGTCAGTCTTCGTGGCGGATGAGGGCGGCCTGCAGATCGACGTGTCGCGAGAGGCTTCAGTGGAAATGGACTCGGCCCCGGCAGCGACTAATTATCATCTGATCTCGGCATTCCAGAACAACTTGGTGTTCGTGCGTGCCGAGCGTTACATCACCTGGGTTCGTGGCCGAGACAAGGGTGTGTTCTATCTCACCAATGCGGCCTATGCTGGCCCGGTGACCGGATGATGATGCGCGCGTTGAAGGCGTTCGAATACAACTACCGCAGAGTGAAGGCGGGTGAAATGTTCGAGGCGCTGTCAGACGCGCATCGCATGGTATTGGCCGCGGCCAAGTTGGCCGTGGAAGACGATGCACCGGAGCGCAAGAAGCAGCGCTACCGGCACCGAAAACTCGAGGCCGAAGGGTGAAGATCCTCGGCTTCGAGGTTTCCGTTCGCAAGCAGTCGCCGATGCTGCCGACCGCGATTTATGACCGCGGCTGGTGGCCGATCGTGCGTGAGCCGTTTGCCGGCGCCTGGCAACGCAACCAGCCGCTCAGCATGGAAAACCCGTTGCAGAACGCTACGCTTTATCGTTGCGTCTGCATGATTGCCGCCGACATCGCCAAGATGCGGCTCAAGCTGATGCAGCCGATCGATCAGGTCTGGGAGGAAACCAACGCCTCGGCATTCTCACCGGTGCTGAACAAGCCGAACCGCTACCAAAACAGGATACAGTTCTTCGAAAGCTGGCTGATCGCAAAACTGCGCACCGGCAATGCCTATATTCTCAAGGAACGCGATAATCGCAACGTCGTCAGCGCCCTGTATGTGCTCGATCCCAACCGGGTCAAGCCGATGGTGGCTGCCGACGGTTCGGTATTCTACGAGCTCAACACCGACAACCTGGCTGGCCTCACCGAAGAAGACCACGTCACGGTGCCTGGCGATGAGGTCATGCACGACCGCATCAATTGCCTGTTTCATCCGCTGGTGGGAATGTCGCCACTCTATTCGACCGCGGCGCCGGCGGCACGCGGGCTTTCGATCCAGCAATTCTCAGCATCGTTCTTCGGCAATGCGGCAAGACCTTCCGGCATTCTCACCGCGCCGGGCAACATCGACCAGACCACCGCGGAAAGACTGCAGAACAACTGGAACAGCAACTACACCGGAATAAACCAGGGCCGCGTTGCCGTGCTCGGCTCGGGCGTGACATGGAATCCGCTGCAGCAGAATGCCGTCGACAGCCAATTGATCGAGCAGCTCAAGCATAGCGATGAGACGATTTGCACCGCGTTCGGCATCCCGGCCTTCATGGTCGGGGTCAAGGATCCGCCCAATTACAATAACGCCGAATTGCTCGACCTGCAGTATTACAAGCAATGCCTGCAAAGCCTGATCGAGCATATTGAACTGACGCTGTCGGAAGGCCTCGGGCTGATCGATGCCGGCTACCGCGCCGAATTCGATCTCACCGGCCTGTTCCGCATGGACTCGCAGACACAGATCACGGTGCTAGCGGAAGCGGTGAGTAAAGGCATCCTCTCACCCAATGAAGCGCGGCGGGTGCTGGGTTACATCGACGTAACCGGCGGCGAGTCGCCGATGGCCCAGCAGCAGATGTTCACATTGGATGCGCTGGCCAACCGCGCCAATGCGCCGGCTTTGCCGGAGGCACCGGCGCCGATGCCAAGTCCAGTCGCCCCGGCACAAATCAATCAGCGCGCCTTGCTCGACGCTATCCGCAGGAGCCTCAGTCATGCAACTTGAGGACAGTTTCGGGCGTGAGATTGCCGAGATCATCAAGGAACACGTTGCACCCTATAGAGCGATCGTAATGCAGCAAGAACAGCGCATTGCTGCGCTGGAGGCGCGCAAGCCGGAAAAGGGCGACCCGGGCGAGAAGGGTGAAAAGGGTGATCCGGGTTCATCAATAATCGGGGTGCAAGGTCCACGCGGCAATCCGGGACCTGACGGTCGTGATGGCAAGGACGGCAAGGACGGTGCGCCGGGAAACAATGGCGAAAAGGGCGAGCCGGGTCCGCAAGGTCCGCCAGGAATGGACGGCGCCGGCCCATCACGTGGCCGTTATCGCGGACCATGGAAGCATGACGAGGAATATTGCCTCGATGACATGGTCTCGCGTGATAGCTCCGGCTGGGTGTGCACGGTTGAAGCTACAAAGCGCAAGCCGGGTGATTCGAAAGACTGGCAATTGTTCGTCAGGAAAGGCCGCGACGGTAAGGACGGCGAAAGGGGTCCGCCCGGCCCGCAAGGTCCAACCGGCAGGTACGAGCCATGAGAAAATCCCTTGTCACTGTCCTAGAACCAACCGCGCCGGTCTATGACCTGACCACGGTCGATGCGGTCAATATGTCGCTCGGGATAACCGGCAATACCGCCGACGATGCTATTATGGCGGAAAACATTACCAGGGTGTCGCGCATGATCGGTGCATTGTGCGACCGGACTTTCGCTTTGCTTACGGTTTCCGAAAGCTTCCGCATGTCGTTTTACGATCCGGTACGTGGATTGAACTTGCGGCAGTTTCCGGTCACGCAATTCAACTCCATAACGGTCGGCGGTCAGCCGATCGATGCAGGCGGCTATGAATTGGACATGGATGCCGGTCTGCTCTGGCTGATATCGGGTTCGTGGTCATGGTCCTATTATTCGTCGGTCAACAGTCATTGGGCTGGCGAGGTGATTGTGCAATACAGCGGCGGTTATGATTTGCCCGACGGAGCCCCTGCGTTGTTATCGCAGGCGTGCATCGAGACGTTAAGGGCGCAACGGTTTGCCGCAAGGCGCGATCCAGCCATCCGCAGCACGACGCACAGCGATACGACGGTTACATTCGGTGACTATTTCAACCGTTTCCGCTTAACCGCAGCACAGGGCGGCGTTCCCGAGAGCCTGGTTCTGCCGCCCAATGCCAACGACATGATCCAGCAATACAAGAGGCTGATTGTTTGAACTGGCGGATCGAACCTGCCTGGAAAGGGGAAGTGGGCTATATCGTTGGTGGTGGGACTTCGTTGCTTGCGCAGAACCTTGAACTCATCCGCGACAAGAAGGTTATTGCCATCAACAGCTCATATCTTGCGGTGCCCTGGGCGCAATACGTCGTCTTTGCCGACATGCGCTGGTTCCTGCATCATCGCAAGGCACTGATGAATTTCACCGGCAAGGTGGTCAGCTGTTCAAGCGCTGCCAACGGGCCGCCGCCAGTGTTGAACGTGATCCGCAAGACTTCGTTAGGCCTCGCCACTGATACGCATACGCTGATGGTGAAGAACACCACGTTAACTGCGGGCATCAATTTGGCGGTGCATCTGGGCGTGAGCAAGATCGTTTTGCTCGGCATCGACCAGAAGGCCGGGCCGGATGGGAAAATCCATCACCACCCGCCGCATCCGTGGAAGGTGACGGCGAATTGCTGGAGCCGGCAGCAAACCGACTTGCCGAAGGTGGCCGAAGACCTGGCTCGGCTCAACATTGAATGCGTCAACGCCTCGCCGGGGAGTGCTCTGACACTGTGGCCGATCGTGAACCTGGAGGACCATGCCGCCGCTGCCCAGGTCGCAGCCTGATCTGCACGTTCTGGGCATGCAGGGGCTGGGCGACAATATATTCCAGCGTCCGTTTATTCATGCGCTATCGCGAACCAACAATATCTGGCTGGAAACGTCGTGGCCGGAATTATATGCCGATTTGCCGATCAAGTTTGTCAGGCCGATGGGCGGGTATTCGCACCTGCGCACGCAGAATAAGAACATCGCCAGGAGCCGCGTTGTCTGGCAACCACGGCCGACACGGTTTCAGAGGGTGCGCAACAGCTATCAGCATGCCTTCCAGATGGGCCTTTGCATCATCGTCGGCATGGAACAGTCGTTCGGCATAAAACTCGATCCACAGTTGTTCTATTTGCCGCGATTGCCAGCAGTGCCGGTTAAGACTGACAAGCCTATTGCTTTCGTGCGTCCGGTTACACTCAGGAGCGAATGGTTTAATTCGGCGCGCAACCCCGAGCCGCAATATCTACTCGATATTGTCGAAGCGTTGCGGCCGACGCACCACATCGTCTGCGTGGCCGATGTTGTGGGCCGGGAAGAATACTTCGTCGGCCAACCGCCCAAAGGCGATACGGAATTCATGCACGGTGAACTGCCGGCAATGGATATGCTGGCGCTGTTGGCGGCATCGGACATCGTCATCGGCGGTGTAGGGTTCATTGTGCCGGCATCACTGGCGCTGAAGAAGGACTGTTTTGTCATACTCGGCGGCCAGGGCGGGCATAATGCTCCACACCGCGTGCTCGATCCGCGGCTGGACTGTTCGCGCATCGCGTTCGCAACCCCAGGGAATTTCTGTCAATGCACGAACATGCGGCACGAATGCAGCAAGACCATCCCGGACCTGATGCAACAATTCTGCCGTTTCCTCGACCAACGCTGCACGAGCACATTGCCGAGCGCAGCCTGCAATGGTTCCCAGAAATTGGAGTCGGCTATTTCCCAGTAACGGAGTCGCCTTACGACCAGGCCTATTTCGATCGCTTTGCCGAGCAGGCAGACAGCCCGATAGGCAGGGAGTTGATGGCGGGCCGGGTTGAATTTGTCGAGCAATACTATCGCGGCTGGATGGTCGATATCGGCATCGGTTCCGGTGCATTCATCGAAAGACGCAATGCAATTGCCCCGACTTTCGGCTTTGACATAAATCCGGCCGGTGTGGCGTGGCTCAAAGAACGCGATCTGTGGTGCGATCCCTATGATGCGGCGGTGCCGGCCATATCGATGTGGGACGTGCTCGAACACATGCATGATTTCCGGCCGTTGCTGGCCAACGTGCAGCAGTGGCTGTTCCTGGCGGTGCCTATCTTCCGCGATGCCGAGCACGTCTTGCGCTCGAAGCACTACCGCAAGGACGAACACTGCTGGTATTTCACTCGGCATGGACTGGTCAGCATGCTGCGCGATTCGGGATTTGAATTGATTGCGGACAGCGACATGGAAATATACGCGGGTCGCGAGGATATCGGTGCCTTTGCTTTCAGGAGAACGGAATGACTCTGCACGTCAACGACAGCACCGCGCCGGAACGACTCAAGTATGAGGAAATATGGAGCTACCCAGAATACAGCAAATATTCACCTGGCCTGGATAATGTCGAGCGCTTCATCGAGGTGCTTGAGCCGGTTGCCATGGCTAGCCTCATCGACATCGGCTGCGGCGCCGGGGTGGCTGGGATGAAGTTCGCCAACCTTGGCTTTCGGGTTTCGTGGCTCGATCTGACTGACGCCGCGCTAGATCCACAGATTGACCGCACGCGGTTCATTCGGGCGGCGCTGTGGGACAATTGGGCCATCAACAACAAGTTCGGTTGGGATTACGGCTTCTGCTGCGACGTGATGGAACACCTGCCGCCCGAATACACCATGCTGGCGCTTGACCGCATCTTCAAGGCGTGCCGGACGACTTGGCTGCAGATCGCCTTGCATGACGATGGCTACGGAAAATTCATCGGTAAGCCGCTGCATCTGACCGTGCAGAATTTCGTCTGGTGGCGTGATCGCATCGCTACCTTGGGCAATCTTATCGAGGCGCGTGACCTGTGCGGAACGGGCCTCTACGTGGTGCAACGATGAGGCACGACGCGGCGCAGACGCACGTCATCCCGTTTGATCCGAAGCGCGTCATGGAGATTGCGTTCTCGCCGGACTGCCGCGTCAACGTCACCGATGAGCAATTGCTCGAACAGGTTCGCCAGAACATTCAGCGTGGCTTGCCGCAGGCGATGCCGTATGACCCCAACCCCGACGTGGCTATTCTGGTAGCGGGCGGGCCGTCGCTCAAGAGCACGGAGAAAGAGCTGGTCGAAACGATCTGGCGCACCGGCGGCAAAGTGTTCACGGTCAACGGCGCCTATCAATGGTGTGTCGATCACAATATCCGCCCGCATGCCGCGGTGGTTATGGACGCACGCGAGTTCAATGCGCGGTTTGTCGAAACGCCGGTGCATGACTGCCATTATCTGCTGGCATCGCAATGTCATCCGAGGACATTCGAGATATGCCGCGACCGCATCGTCACTATTTGGCACGCACTGAGCGCAGGCGACGACGAGATCAAGTTATTGGATTCCTACTATTTCAAGCGGCATAACCCGGTGACCATCGGCGTGACCGTGACGATGCGCGCCATATCGCTGATGCGCATGCTCGGCTTCCAGCGGCTTGAAATATTCGGCCTCGACTCATGCTGGCTTGACGGCGATCACCACGCCTACGAGCAGGCAGAAAACAACAATGAAAGAACCATGAGTGTGTGGTGTAGGCCAAAGGGACGAGACGACTTGGCGCAACGGTTTGTCTGTTCTGTTTGGCAGGCCAAGCAGGCCGAGGACTTCTTGCAGCTTGTTAAGGAACGTGGCGAGTTGTTTCAACTACACGTGCACGGTCCAGGACTTATCGCAACCATCATCCGCACTGGCGCGGAATTGGAAATAGAAGAGGAGAAATAAAATGGCAGTCGGTGCGTGGACCTTTTATAACAAATTCAAACGTAACCTCGGGCAAGCGTTCCCGATCAATCTCGGGAGTGGCAACTTCCGTATCGCCCTTTACACATCGGCATCGAATGCCGCGACGGCAACGCTGTCCATCATATCGAGCATTACCAACGAGGTAACGGAGGCGAACGGCTATTCGTCATCGGGCAAGGCATTGGCGTCGAAGACCTGGACGGCCGGCGCATCCGGCGGGCAGATGCGGTTTAATGCGGCGGCGACGGTGTGGACCGGCACTGGCGGCACCATCTCTAACATCAAGTTTGCGGTGATATGGGCCTCGGGTGCTTCGGCCATCGCCCGCAAACTGGTTTGCTATAGCCAACTGTCAACGGCGCAGTTCAACCTGACCATCAATAATACGCTGACCATCACGCCGGCGGCGACGGGTATTTTCAATCTCGCGGGCTGACCATGGAAGAAAAACAAACAGAGCAAGGCCGCGAGGTCGTGCATGACGGGGCACAGCTTTGCATCAAGACTGAATCGCCAAAGTTGCGCGTCAAGCCGAAGCCGGATGCGCCCATGGTTATCACGCCACCGACGGCTACATTTGGAGTTGGGTGAATGGCCTATTATGACACGCTCATAGCGGCATGGAATAACCCGACGCAGCCGCCGCCGGGCGTTGTCGGCACCGGGCTGAACCCAGCCTGGAGTACGCCTCAGAAAGTCACGACCATCAACGGCTGGAAAGTCGCGCCCGCAGCGCAGCCGATGCTGATCCCGACCTACAAACTTTATAATTGTCTGGTGGCAAGCGAGTGGGCGGCGCTAACCGATGTGCAGCGTCAGAACGTGCGTGATATTTTCATGCTGGGTACGACCGATGGCTCAGTCGGCACGGCAACACGCACGACGCTACTGGCAACATTCGGCGCCGGATCGCAGACGCGGGCCAACCTTGTAACGCTGACGACGCAATTCGATACGCCAAGCAATGTCGATTGGTGTTTTACCTATTCCTATCCGACTTATGGATCGCAGGGACCGGGCAATCTTTCGACTTCGGACGCGGCAAACGCGGGGCTCGTATAACGATGGCAACCGAACTCTGGACGACGCCCGGTGCATATGCCGATGCATTTAGTACGGCGACACTCAATAGTATTGCCAGTGGCAATTCGATCCTGTCCGATCTGGCGTTAACCAACACCAATGGCGACATGTTTTGCGACGTGAGTTTTGTGCTCGCATCGGCCGGATTCTTGGCGCCAAACTTTATCGGCATTTATATCTATCCACTGAACAAGGATGCCTCGACTTATGGTGACGGCAGATTTGGTACATCCGCAGCTGGGACTCCACCAGGTAACTACACCGGGCAGAGCGTTGGCATCGTTGCCGCAACGCAGGCGCAAGAAGGCACTGCGATCAGATTGACACTACCGGCCAAGGGCTGCGGATATAAATTTGTATTGTATAACGGCGGCGGCGTGGCGTTTGCCTCGTCGGGCAATACTTGTCAGTATCGCACATATAACCGATCTATTATTTAGATATGGCCAGAAGTTTCAACGGCTCTACTGATAAGATTGTTGGCGCTAGCGTCACGCCGATAAATTTTAATTATAACAATCCATTCAGTGTTGCTGGTTGGGGATATTTAACCGATTTCTCCTACAACTGTTTGGTCGGACATCTTGATACCGCGTCTGGCTTTAGAGGATGGGAATTGTCGCGGTCGAATAGCAGCGGCGGTATTTTGGATTTTTTTCTGGTCAATAGTTATTCCGCCACTGCTATCGAGCAATCTATGGCAAATGTCCCCTTAACTTGGGGAACAGCACTTAATAATATATGGGTGCCTTTCGGCGTGACATACTCAGGCTCCGGTATTGCGTCCGGTTGCGTTTTTTATTTACAAGGAATAAATGCTGGGGTGGCAACTGCAAGCTTTAATAGTCTCGCCGGAAATACAACAACAAATACGATTCCACCGCGTCTCGGGCAGAGGATTGACGGGACTATCCCAATTGCCGCTGGCGGGGCTTTGTCAGATGTCGCAATTTGGAATGTGATTTTGACAGCAAGAGAAATGCTTGAACTTAGTCTAGGCCGACGCGCGGGCACGATTCGCCCTGAGTCGATTGTTTCATATTGGCCACTTGGCGGAACTGAGTCACCTGAGCCCGACCTTAGTGTGAATGCAAACTACGGAACATTGACAGGAACGAAATTCGCATTTGATCCGCTGCAAATGCAATTAGCGCCCGATGTAATGCCCATGATGCCAATGATGCTACCCCCGCCGCCTCTTAGACAAAAACATTTTCGCTTTCGCACCGACACTGGCGCAGCAGATGCAACACCGACATGGGGTGCGCTAGAGGATACCAATTAGATGGCATTCAATCCGGGCACGGCGACATTCCGCATCCGCTTCAGCATAGCCAATACCGATGTCGCTGCGAGCGGCGCCACATTGTTCGAGCTGTATATGTCAAAGAACGGCGGTGCCTATGCGCCGGTGACCACAACCTCAACCAATGGCGTGAAATCCACCGATGCCGGGTCGGATGTCGATAATACCATCATCACCATTCCACGTCTGACCGCAGGCGCCTGAACTCGGAAGGATATCCAATGTCTCGACAATACTTCGACGATGTCCTTACTGAACCGATCAATGCGGACTTCACCACGATCACTGCCACGACTGAGACGGTTCTCATCCCGACTGTTTACACGCCGATCAATGCGCTGGAACCGAGGGCGGGGAAAGTCTACGAGCTGCTTGTCGGAGGTACAGTCACCACCGGTGCGGCGGGAACGCTAACCATCACGCCCCGTTACGGGACAGTCATCGGCGGCGTAAGCATTGGCGCTTCGGGAGCGCAGAACTACGTCCCCTCGATTACGACCGCGCCATTTCTATTGCGCTATCTTCTGATGTTCCGCTCGATTGGCATCGCCGGAGCAAACTCGGTAGTCTACGGTTGTGGGCAATGGCTGTCTGGTGGCGCGGTCGCTACGGCGGCGAGCCAGACGTCGGTCAATATCGCCGCGACCGCTACGGCTTCCGTGGATACTTCAATCGCATCGGCGCTCTGGATGGGTGTTACTTTCTCCGTCGCGCCATCCGTCATTCCAAAATTCCACGTCTGGCGATCGCTGAACTAGCATGACATGCCAAAGACTCTTGGCCCGCATGCGGGAGGATCTGGTAGAGGCGTAGGGTTCTGGGCACAACAGCCCAATTTGATTCCGATCAATATTCCGGCAACCCCGGCGAGCGCTGCTCTTGCATTATCTAGTGATACGGCGGCGAAAGTAACGTTTGTCGCTGGTCAGTATGACGAGACCGGCGAGACTGCCAGCATTACTCTGGCGCCGGCCCCGTCATATACCGAAGTCGAATTCGGTGTTGTTCTCGATTACACAAGTCTGGCGCTTGGAGACCGCTTAGATTTTCAGGTTTATGCCAACGGCGTTGCGATATCCTATGACGTAACGCCGGAACTTATTGCCGCAGCATTACCGGCGGCCGCCAGCCTTGCGCTATCGTCGGCCGCACCTGCGTTGCTGCAGGGCGCGATCAAGACGCCGGCCGTTGCAGCTCTAGCTCTATCGGGCAATACGCCGAGCATAAGCCTGGCGTTCTCTATTGTTCCAACCGTTGCCGCGCTCGCACTATCGTCGTCAGCGCCGAGCAGTGTTCAGGATAGCGCAAAGATTCCGGGTGTCGGATCGCTGACGCTGAGCGGCACGACCGCGACGCTGAAGCAGAGCATTTCGTTAACACCATCCGCCGCCAGCCTGAATCTATCCGGCACAGTTTCGACGGCAACGGCCGGTGTCAGTTTCTCCCCGGCAGCCGGAGCGCTTGCTCTTACTTCGGCGGCTTCGTCGCTCAAGTTTATTATTGGTCAGTATGACGAGACCGGCGAGACCGGTGCGATCAACATACCGGGCTTGTCTTATACCGAAATTGAATTCGGTATCGTTCTCGACAATGCCCATCTGGCGAATAATGACACTCTTGATTTCCGGGTGTATGCGGGCGGCAGTCCGCTTGCCGGTTATGATGTAACCCCGCGAATTACTGCGGTCGTCGGCGGTGTTACCTTTGTCCCTGCCGCCGGTACGTTGACGTTAAGCGGTCAGACGCCAGTCGTCTCGGCTGGCATCAACATCAATGTAACGCCTGCGGTCGGTTCGCTAACGTTAAGCGGACAGACGCCGGTTGCGGCGGTCAATAACAACAAGATCCCGACGGTTGGGTCGCTTAGCTTAAGTGGGCAGATCCCGACCAGCGTTCAGAATACCGTCAAGGTTCCGACCGTTGCGTCATTGACGCTAAGCGGAACGGTTTCCGCAGTCGTCCAGAATACTATTGCGACGCCTGCTGTTGGGTCACTGACCTTAACTGGTGTTGCACCGAGCCTCAGTCAAAGCCTCTTCAAGACGCCAGCAGTGGGAGCGCTGGCACTATCCGGTAACATACCGGCTCTGACGTTCAGTTATATCTTCATTCCTGCCGTTGGGTCGCTGACGCTGACCCGCGAAATGCCGAACGTGCTGCTGAGCGGCGCGCTTTATCCGAACACCGCAAGCCTCACACTATCGGCCCTTGCGCCTTCGCTAAAGACGACATTCCAGGTTGCGCCTGCTGCGGGTGTGCTGGCGCTAACTGGTGCGGTTCCTTCAGTCGTTCAAAATATGCCGCTGGTCGCGGCTGTCGGTTCGCTGACGCTGAGCGGGACAATATCCAACCTCGCGGGCGGCTATTATCTAGTCCCGTCGGTTGCCAGCCTGACACTATCGGCAGCCGCTCCGAGCGTCGGCGGCGTCGTAACAAAGCAACCGACCGCGGGCGCATTAACGCTGACCGGCAATGCGCCGGTTGCAAAGATCGATATACGGCTATCGCCGGCGGCAGCGGCGCTATCCTTAAGCGGGCAAACACCAAGCCGCGATGTCGGCGTCGCCTTCATGCCGGCAAGTGCGACGCTGGCGCTATCCGGCGGCACGCCAATTCTGCTGCGCAACTTCCGCAATATCCCGGCGGCCGGGTCGCTGACGCTATCGGGGCAGATACCAAACGTTCAGCTCGGCGGACAATTGCGGCCGGCAACGGCGTTGCTCTCGCTCACTGGAAATACGCCGCAACGCAGTATCGGAACTAAGCTCACCGTCCCGGTCGGATCGCTTGCTCTCAGCACAGTCGCCCCGCTTGTCGTAAAAACGACCGACGGCTATGTGCTGCCGATCACGATCTGCCATCTCAACGCGGAAATGACGGAAGGCGGATTGAATATGCTTCTCGCTACCAACGAACTTAATACGCTGATGAGCGCTGGTGAACTAAATACGATCATGGCCGCCGATGCCCTCAACGTCGAGATCGATAGCGCCATGCTGGATGCGGAAATGGGGTGCCACTGATGACCACCAAAGTCTTTCGCGGGCAGCTCCTGGTGTTCACGTCAACGCCGAAGGACGATGATGGCAACCCAGTCACGCCATCATCGATCAAGCTCTATCTGAATTATCCGCATACGAATGGCGTGACTTCGACGGATGAGCCGATCGATATGTTGATGCAGACCGATGGGAAATGGAAAGCTGACTTCGATACGGCCGACACAAAACCCGGCGCGGCATTTGCCTCGTTGCGCGCCTCTAATCCACCGGGCGCAGAGGATATCAAGTTCACCATCGTGGCCAACCCGGCCAACCCGCCATGATCGATTGGCAATCTAATCACTATGATCCGATTTATAATACCCTCGGGGTATCGGCCACCATCGCATCCGCCGGTGGACAGTCCGCAACCGTCACCGCCATGGATAAAACCAGCGGTGTCAGCATTCCCGATCCACGCACGCAGATCGAAACCGTACGACCCGTGGCGCGGGTCCGGGCGCGAGAACTCGAGCAAGCCGGCGTTCTGGTGTCGGATCTGCCGGAGGGTACGATCCTTATTAACGGGCAGACGTGGCGGATAAAAACCTACCAGCCGATGCCGTCGCCCGGCGGCGAGGCTGACGGCGAGATCATGCTGATCCTGCTGTTTGAAGCATGAGTTTCCTCCGACGTGAAATGATCCTTGCCCGCCTGGCCGTCGTGGTCGGTGGCATTTCTGGCATAGAAACGTCGGGGCGCAACCTTGATCGCGTGGCCGATACCAAACTGCCGGCGGCCATCGTGTTCGATGGCGATGAGGATACTGTTGACAATCCTAACGCGACAGGCAGCGCGCCCAATATCGCATTGATGACGCCGGTTATCGTGGTGTCGCTCGGCGACGTGCCGGAAAATATCGGCACGGTGACCAACGAATGGCTGGCCAAGGTGCAGAAGGCGGTGCTGTTCGATAGCGAAATAGAACTGCTGTGTTCGGGCACGGCTTCGGGCAGGCGGCGCGACCGCCGTGGTGCGCGTTATCTCAATCACACCAATTCGCTGCACGAGGGCCGCTCGTCGCAAGTCGACCTGAACGTGTTTTTTATTATTGCCTATCCGTTCATCCCCAGCGAACTCTAACCCAGGAGAAAACGACAAATGGTAAGCCCAGGCACAATACCCGCAATTACGAATTATCAGATACCGACTGGCGTCGTATGGTGGACGGACGATCAGGTTGGCGCCGGTGGCCGGCTAAAGCTTGGCAACTGCGTCGAATTCTCGATCACTCCCAGCATCACCACCAAGGATCATACCCGCACCTATGGTGGGTCACGGTTGATCGACAAGACTATCGTCACGCTGGCATCCGGCACGGTTAACTTCACTCTGGATGAAATCACACACATTGCCGTCGGTATGTTTTCCCTTGGCAACGTCACCGATAATACCGGCGGCGCCGGCTGGGATATCATGGCTCTGACGAAATTGAACTTTAACGGTGTGCTGGAAATAAATGGTGACAACGTAGAGGGCCCACAGCTGGATTGGATCGGCTATGTCAACCTCTCCCCCACTTCTAACCTCTTTCTGATCCGTAACAATGATGACTGGAATACGGTTCCACTGCAGGGCAAGATTCAGGCGCATCCGGTGCATGGCCTGGGCCACTTCACCAACCGTGCATTGCATGAAGGTCTGACGGCATGAGCGACTTTCTCTCTATCAATCCGGCACCTGACACGGTGACGATCAGCGGCAAGAAAATTGCCGTGCATGGCATATCGATGGAAGGCTTCGGCCATCTCATCCCGCGCTTTCCCGATCTGATGAAGTCCTTGCAGGATCGTATGCAAAAGGACGGTGCGCTGACGCTGATCGGCATCATGGAAGTGGCCGGGCCGGCCATTGGTCCGGTACTCGCAGCGGGGCTGGGCCATCCTGGCGACGAAGAAGCCGAGAAGCGTGCGGCGATGATGTCGGCGGCCGAGCAACTGAAGGCGCTCACCAAAATAGTGGAGAAGACCATGCCCGATGGCCTCGGCCCTTTCGTGGAACAGTGGGCCGGACTCATGGCGAAATTCGCGGCACCGCCACCGCGCAAGATGCGCTTCAAGATTTTGCCGACAGAATCGAATTCCTCGTCGGAGAGTGCGGACATTCCACTGAAGCAATCTGGCGCATGACGCCGCGGCAGATTGACGGGTACACACGATTGGCCGGAAAGCGCTTCGAGCGGATGAAGCCATGAGGATCGTCACCAGGGCCGATGCCGGGCAATGGCTGAAGGCAACTAACGAATACGAGCGCATCATGGCCAAGGCGGCAACGCAGGCCATGCGCGACGTTGGCAAACTGGCGCTCAAGAATGGCCGCGCGGTGATGGCGGGCGCAGGATTCAGCACTGAATTCCAGCGCATGCTGCGGGTCATCAATAAGCCGGCCTCGGGCTATGTGCTTAATCCCAGCGAGTATATTCACAGCCTGGTCAATTACGCCGACGTGTTCGAGAAAGGCAAGACCATTACAGGCTCGCCGTTCCTGTGGTTGCCGCTGCCTAACGTGCCGCCCAATCCAGGATCAGGTGTGCAGTTCGGCGGATTTGTCGGGCGTGCGCATATGACACCTTCGCAATATGTGCGCAAAGTGGGGCCGTTATATACCATGCGCCGGCCGGGTCATCTGCCAATGCTGGGCGCGCGATTAGAGACGGGTTTTACCAAACCAACACTCAAGAAACTGCGGCGCACGCAAGCGCGCAGGGTGACGCTTGGCGAATCCCGACGCAGCTTCCGTCTTGTCCCGATGTTTGTGGCGGTGACATCAATCACCATTCCGCAGAAGTTCGATCTCAAGGGTGCGTTTCAGGATGCCTTCGACCAGTTGGATGAATTCTACGCAAAGCGTGTGGAAGCCTATGAGGGGCGCAAGTAATGGCGATTAAAGAATTCATCACGCTGGAAGGCGTTGAAGAAATTGAGACAAAACTCAAGCGCCTTAACGCTCTTGGCGAAGACAGCCTGGCGAATTTTCGTAATCTCGGATCTGCTGCCGGCGGTACGGCCGATCCGTTCGGCAAGTTGGTTGATGGTGCCAAGAACGCCGGGCTTGAATTGCAAACCAGTTCGCGGCACGCCAATACATTGCGCGAAGCACTGCATGTCCTGCATCCGATCCTGCAAATAGCCGGCGCGCGGGCGGGCGAATTGGGCAGCTTCGCGCGGCTGGCCGGCGCCGGTCTTTCAGCTCTAGCGATTGCTGCCGGCGGCGTGGTTGTCGTTGGGTTGGCAAACCTGGAGGAACAGGCGAAGAAAACAAAGGCTGCGCTTAACGGTTTATTCGGTTCAAAGGAAGCTGGTACGCAAGCGTTCAATGCGCTTGAAAAGCAAGCCGAGGGCTTGAATACAAGTGTCGAGGGCCTCGCCCCGGCTTTTGAAAGCGCAACGACGGCATTGAACCGTTTCAAGCAAACCGGGCAAGGTTTCAAATTCGTTGCCTTGCGACCGGAGGATCTGCCGACCGGCAATATCGAGGATACAATTACCGCGGTCGGCAATCTGTTCAAGATTCTCCGCGCCGGCGGTCAGGACGAGGCCGATGCGCAGAAATCCGCCAAGGCGTTCTTCGACACCATGAAGGAGGGCGGCAAGCTCACCGCCGATGCCTTGAAGCAGATGGACCCCGGTGCGGTGCGATTGATTGCTGCAGCAATGGGGACCGGGGCTGTCGATGCCGAAAAATTTATTGCCCAGGTTGGGCTAGCGCCGATCCCGATTAACAAGCTGATCGAGCGGCTGGCAAAATTCAGCGAGGGCGCACAACAGGCCTTTGACGCGAATGCGGTGAAAAGCTTCAAGGATGAATTCGCAGCACTGTTGCGCGATCTGCAAAAGGACTTCAAACAACTTCTTGGCGTCGAGTTCAGCGACTTCCTGCTCGGTGAACTGAAGAAATTTCGCGATGATGTGAAGCAATTCATTGCCGATATTACGGCGATCAGGGATGCCATCAAGGCTGCGTCAAGTCCTGCCGGTGGCGCGCCGGTACGCGAGGCCGCTGTCGCCGAGGCCGATAAATTAAAAGGGGTGCAGCCATTCAAACTGACCGACCTTTTTGGCGATGCCAGGGAAGCGGAGAAAACCGTCACCGAGCTGGGTGACAAGACCAAGCAAGCGGCAGACACCGGCAAGATCGCCTGGGATGACGTTGCAAAAAGCATAAAGAATTCATCGGATACCGCCGTGCAGGCCGGCGAGGAAATGCTGCAAAGGTTTAAGCAGGTAGAGAGCGCTTCAAAGTCAACAGTCAAGTTCGTTCAAGCGCCGCTGCCCGGCGTTAGTGGACTTGGACCAACCCCGGCAACTACGCCAGAGCAGCAGGCAAGTCAGCTCACAAACCTGGTTAAGCCATTTCAGGATGCCGACGATCAGATCAGGTTGATATGGATTGCCCTGGTTGACTACATAACAACGGCATTCAACGACATTGACTTAAGCTCTATTGTCGCCAAGCTTGTGCAGCCGTTTCAGGATGCGACACCGCAAATTCAGAGTGCGGCGCAATCCTGGTGGGACAGCATCCAGTCAATATTCAACAATCCGATCAAGGTTAACTTTGACACCAGCGGCAGCTCTGGTGGGCCCTTTGGTGGTGGCCGCGCGTCCGGTGGTCTTGTGCGTGGCCCCGGCAGTACGACAAGTGACAGCATCTTCGCGTGGCTGTCCGACATGGAATACGTAATCAGCGCGCGTTCGGTTAAACACTATGGCGCCGATCTGTTCGGCGCGCTCAATGCCATGGCTTTGCCCAAGGACTTTATGAACCGCTTTGCCATGGGCGGACTGGCGCGTTCTGCCGGCAATAGGTTTGCATCTGGCGGACAGGTTAGTTCTGGCAATTCCGTCACGTTGAAGATCGATCGGCATACCTTCAACATGACGGCCGGCGACGATACCGTGGCGGCCATCAAGCGCTTCGCGGTGGCGGCGCAGATATCCTCCACCGGCCGCAAGCCGCGCTTTGTCAGATGATGTCCGATAGTACGTTGCTCGCCATCACCGGTATCACCATCCCGGATTATGCCATCCGCGGGCTGACGCTCAATCTTCAGCTCATCAATGCGAGCGATGGTCTGCAGCGCTCGATCAATGGGGCACTGCTCGATCTGACGGCACCGCAATTCCGAAAATATAAGGCCACGCTTTCCTGTGAGGACCAGGATGTGCCGACCCTAACCGATATCTGGCAAGGGCAGATCGTAACGATCACTTGTATTCCCGGTGTCGGCCCGGCCAATAATACCGATGGCACCTTAACGCTAAGCATGATGGTTGATGCATGGACAACAAGCCGGGTGGAATGGGATGCACTGACAAGCTGGTCGATAGACTTTCTGGAAATCTGACATGACTGCGGCGGCTGGCCCCTATTTTCTCGCCTGGGTGGCAGAAACCGAGACGACGTTTGGTCCCGAGCACCACGTCGAGGACGAGGAAATAGTCCGCTTCCGCATCGCGCAAGTTGAGGGCGACTTTGCCACGATGAGCCTCGACGTGCGCAACCCTAGAATTGGATTGCTTAACGTTGGACGGAAAGTGTGGGCCTGGTTTTCATGGGATAGCGCCGGAACTGGTGGCGTGGTTCCACTGTTCTTCGGCCGCCTGGTCGGTTCTCCGTCGAATATGTTTGCCGAGGTGGTCACGCTGGAATTCGTCGCCAAGCCATTGGACTTCAACGCACAGAAAGCGGCATTGGCGGAAAGCCTCAAGGTCAGGCCGTATTACGATCCGATATTCATTGACGAACAGAAGCGCTCTGACCCCGATACGGTGCTCGAGGGCTATAGCGCGTTATGGCACATCGGGCGAACGGATCTAGTCGTTTCCATCAGCGACGTGTTGCAAGGCGAGGACGGTGTGCTGGTATTTACCTCGGACGAAGTGCCTTACGCCAGCGTGCAACAATCATTCGGCAAGCCACCGCTAACCTCGGTGCAGGTCACTGGCGACGTCAATTGGGCGCAGGCGGCAACTGGGACGATAGATTTCGGCACACGGTCATTCGATACATGGACTGGCGGCAGCATCGTCAGTTCATGGCCGAAGACAGGTGCGCAATTGTCGGGCGGATGGAGCGTGCGCAATGGCTTTGCCACCGATGTACTCAACGTCGGCGGACAGTCGGCGACCAGTCATAATTTAAGCTACGAGAACCGCGCCAAGGAGCATGCGGTTGGCGACGCGATGAGTATGCACCAGTCGTGGACTACATTCCCAGTCGGCGGATTTGTTTTTACTTCCGGCTTACAACGTCAGGCCGGTGTCGTCCCGGCGCAACAGGTTATTTCCTACGATCCCGCTGGGTCTGGGCAACCGATTGATCCGTATGCCGCTATCGATAATCCGGATGGTAGCGAAAAGGCGGCCATTCCGCTGCATGTCGAATATCACCAGACGATGGTTGCCGGCTGGTTGGTCAATACCGGGCTGGTGCTCGACTACAACGCCAACAACAAGCGCGAGGAAACCGTACTGTTCACCATTGCCGCAGACTTGCAGCCGATCGTGACGCTGCCCGATCCGGCCGATGTGGTGGAACAGATACCCTTGAACGGTGCCGATGTCGGCATTCCCATCGACGGTGTGGCACCGCAAACGGACACGTCCCGGTATGTTTACTTCGAAACCGATCGCGGGCGCTGGTCGCTGGAATACATGATCTCGGTGGCGTGCGCGCACATTCGTTACCGAGCACGGGCGGTCAATCTATCCTGGGCCATTCCGTTCGATCGGGCGGTTGATTTATCCTGCCGCAAGAACGCCACGCTATACGATGACCGCATCGGCGGCGGCACGGCGACCGGCAAGATCATCGCCTATGAGCTGACTGGCGACGGATCCGCGGGCCTGCAGATCGGTAACGTGACTATCGGTTGCGCTATCGGCCGCGATGGCATCGTAGCGGCGGTGGCCGGAACACCGACTTGGGTCGAGATTGGATGGGTCAATGATGGCTGGCAGGTTATGGATGGCGCGACCACCACGCTCGGCGGCGGTAGCGTGGCCTATGAATTGCCTTCGGTAACACCTGGCGGACTGATCTATCCACTGACCAAGGATCAGGTTGTAGTCGCTGAAAGGGTGGATGTTACTGAGACTGAACCGGTACAGGTTGGCGAAGATCCACCGGGCCGGCGCGAACCTTTCATTTATACCGACGTGACAAAATACTATCAGACATTTCCCAGCCAATCGTATTATCTGGAATTGCTGCCGACCACCGACAATGTTTTTAACACGCCATATGCCCCGGTGGTCAGCAATCTCAAAATACCCAAGCAGATCGACCTCGAGGCGGCACCCATATGAGCGGTCTCGAGGGCATCGTCCGGCCGTTCCAGACCAGCGACATCGGGCCGCCACGTTCGCCATTGCTAGGCAGTCTCGGTACGTCAACAGCGACATCAACGACTGCCGATGCAGCGAAAAATACCATCATTAATCCGGGGAAAGATGGTCAGGTGAAAACGTTTTCCGGCAGCTTCAGCCTGACCATTACGTTCTATTTTATCAAGAAACCGAAAGAGAAAAAGCAACAGCCGTTGAGTGATATCAGCGGCGGCAATCCAAACCCGCCGCCAGTTCCCGGCAATTCGCCATAAGGAATAGCAATGCCCCTCATCCTGCGCTCAGTCAAAGGATCGAATCTGACGCCGAACGAGGCGGATGGAAACTTTACCTATCTGAATAATCTTATTGCATCGGTCGAGGACAATATCACCGCTGGGCGCGGCATCGAAGACATAACGATCAGCGGGAATACGCTGACTTTCCATATGAGCGACTCGACGCTCGAAACCGTGACAATTCCGAGCGGAACATTCGCATGGGTTCCAAAAGGCGAGTGGCAACCGAGCACAGTTTATGCCGTCAACGATGTGGTTTCCTATTTTGGTTGGCTCTATCTGGTAATTTTCGCGCATACATCGCATGCCTCATTTGACCCTTCGGCTAACGATGGATTGGGGCATAATTTCTACTCACTGGTCTTGCCGAAAGAGCCTATATGGGGACAGACCATCAGCGATAATACTTACACGACAGTACTCACCGACGCTAACACTTACATGCGCTTTACGAGTCCGACCGGTTGTTTTGTCACCATCGATCCTGCGGTTGACTATCCGGCCTGGACGGAAATGCATTTCCGCGACGAGTGTGATATCGGCATCACGGCAGGCATCGGCGGCCTGACCATCGATGCCCCAACACCTGGCGCCATCAATCCGATCAGAGGCTACCAGCTCACGACTGCGACCATGGGCGCCACGCTCGCGGTTAAACAAGTTGGAGCCACCAAGGTTTGGGATCTCATGGGATTAATGGCGCTTGGCACTTGAATTGAGTTCTTGAATGCCAGCCGAAACTAAGCGTGTCATCAAGAACAAGAAAATAAAATTGCCTGATGGCAATACCGTTCTGTTTCCTATTATTGATCAGATCACATTTACGGACGATGCCGACCGTGGGCAGGAAACAATCTACAAGTGCGATAATAGCGAGATCGGCAAACGAGAGATTCACGTCGGATGGGTCGGACCCAAGGGATCGACAAATGCGACCGAGCAAGTGCCGCTCGATGTTGAAACCCCCGATGATTGCATTGCGGTTGAGCGGCTCGACAAATGGTTCCTCGGCGATGCTACCGACCGCGGCCAAGAGACAGAAGTTCAGTTTGACAACAAGACATTTGACAGGGACGGCCCACCCTATTTTACGACGCATAAAAGGACGCATGTTCTTCGAGTCAGGAACGAGCCGGACGACGGCAACTGGATCGAGACCGAAGTTATTGACGCCGGCATCGTTCTCGACGCCACAGATCGCGCGCAAGAGACTCAATTTACCTTGGCCAATCCCGATGGCGAGCCAGATGCCGAAGGCAATCTAATCATTGCGGCAAATCCCGACGATGCAATCGAGGACGATTCGGGTACCGCAGTCGATCCACCATGGCGCACCGATCCTTTCCAGAATATCGTCAATCTCAATAGCGCACGGTTTGCGGTCTATATAAGAATTATAGCCACGACTCCGGTGACGATTGGAAGCGGAGGAACATGCGCCGGGCCAGGGGCGCCGCAGCGGTCTGATTTCGATCTGGAAAAATATCTGCTCTCGTTTAAGGGCGCCTACATGGGCTTCGATATCTACAGATCGAAGGGCAGCATTACCTCAGAGACAGCCAATTGGCAATTGATTGCAGATAACAACGCTCCTGCACCGGGACTGATATTTAATGATAGTTACTTACTCGGGATATTTTCCGAAGCGGATACGGGCGGGCATGGTGTGCGCGGATACAGGACCTACTCGCTGAGTGCATTCCAATTTGCTTCTCAGGCGTCTGCACCAATGGAGCTTGACCATGTCTGGTCGGCGCAACCGGCATCACCGAATGTCAATGCACCCAATGGCGATCCGATCCTCGGGCCAATCCGGGTTTATGATACGACCAATCCAGATCTGACGAACCAGCCTTTTGCCGCGACAACGGCGGCAACTGCCAAGATATATTCTTGGGCCTTTACCGCCGCACAGCAATGCACTCTTTTTGATCCGCCGGGTGTTTCCCTGATCGCCGCGCCGACATCACTGCCATCCAATTATCAAACGTTGTTTGGAGCGCAAAGAATTCAAATCATGGAATATCAAGGCTCAGCGAACGTTGCCGCTACCAGCAGCTATGATTTTGCGCCGCTGCAACTTACCTACAAGGGAATAACCTATATTCCGGAGGGCATCCAGGTTGATGAAGGAGCACCAGACCAACATTTTATTGCAGGCAATCCTGTCGCCGTTGGCGGCTACACGATCGGCATTTTGTTCAAACCGCAACCGCCTGTATAGGTAAAAACAGCATGCCGCTTTATGCAGTTGAGGCACAATATAATGCTGCGGTCCCGACTTACAGAGCTAGTGCGGTCCATTTTGCCGGCAGCAATCAGGGTGATGGCACAACTTATTTGAATATTGCTTCGCTGGCCTGCACCAATAACGGCTACTTTTCCTTTTCAATTTGGAGCCACAATTTATGCGATGAAAATAACGATAGCGCTGTAATTTACGTTGTAGACCCCGCCGTAGATTATGTCATTTATGCAAAGGCACATGTTTTTGGTCCGGTTCCACCAAGCTCATTGCTGTTTGCATACGGCACCGTTGCCGACGCATCGAGTATTGGTATTGCTGCCCTGCCTGTGACCGGCTGGCATAACATCATCGGATCGGTCGATGTCAATCGGGCATCGGCAACCCAGATCATGTCTATTTATTTCGATGACATTCTGGACACACCGCTGACGACTGCTCCGAACAGCAGCAACGCAGCGGTCAATCTGATGAACGGCAAAAGATTTGTGTTTGGCGATGACAGCTTTAGCTCTGGGCCGACATGTGACTTTGCCGACGTGTGGATTGCGCCCGGGGTCAAGCTGCACGAAACCGACGGCACAATATCGGAAGCCAACAGGCGCAAATTCATTACTGCGAGTTTGAAGCCGGCAGATCCTGCGGGATGGCCAACATCGGCAATCCAGTTCTACGGCAATGCGAGTAATTTTGCCACCAACCGAGGAACCGGTGGTGTCTTTACCTTGACCGGTTCGTTAACTAACGCAAGCACGCATCCGTAACAAAGGAGAAATGAAAATGGCGCAAGTTCCTGTTTCAATGCAAGTCGTGGTCTATCCGCGCGACAAAAGTGTGAAGCCATATCCGGCGACCATTTGCGGTTTCGCCTGGATCACGGGGCTCAAGCCCGGTGGAGCTCCAATGCCTGGTGGTCCCGGTGGAGGTCCGCCGCTCGAGATATGGGGCGACATCGGTGACTATATCGACGCCGGCTTGCCGTTGCCGCAGCCGCCGCCAGCGATTCCGACAACACCCACCGAGCCAAAGCCGCCACCGGCAAATGGCGGTTGGGGCTGGTCCCCGGATTACGGATGGGGCTATTTCCCGCCTCCTGGGTCGGCAACTCCAAAGCGTCCATAGGAAAAGTAAATGAGCCAAGCCGATAAGAAGGCCATCCTTAAACGCCTGTGGCCGCGTGCGCCGCAGACGTTGATTGATGCCATTATCGAGCATGGCCCGGCCATTGCGGAAAAGTACGAGCTGACGACACCGCTGCGGCAGGCGCATTTCATGGCGCAGATCAGTCATGAAAGCGACGGCGGCACGGTCACGCAGGAGAACATGAACTACACGACGGCCAAGCGCATCCGCGACGTTTGGCCGTCACGCTTCACAGTCGAGAGCGCGCAGGCCTATGTACGCAACCCCAGAGCTCTGGCAAACAAGGTCTATAATGGGCGTATGGGCAATCGCACCGGCACGGACGATGGGTATAACTTTCGCGGCCGCGGACTGCTGCAATTGACTGGGCGCGAGTCCTATACGCGGGTCGGCAAGTCTGTCGGCCTCGGTCTTGCCGATGATCCCGATCTCGTATTCAAGCCACCGGAAAATTCATTCAGGATCGCGGCCTGCGAATTCAAGGAATTAAAGTGCCTCGGCGCCGCCGATGCCGACGACATCAGGCTAGTCACCAAACGGGTTAATGGGGGCTATATTGGTCTCGACTCGCGTAAGGTGTGGCTGGCCAAATGGAAGCCGATGTTTGTACCAAAACTGGACTTGGTAGCATGAGCATTCCAGAAGAAGCCGGAAAGGTTGCCAGCACTGCCATAGATGCAATGCGGTCGGTACCGCTTGCCATCGCGCTATTGCTGGTCAACGCCGGGTTTCTCGGTTTCAACGGTTATGTACTGAGCGAAGTGTCGGCCAATGCACGCGAGCGCAACAAGGATCAGATGGCGTTAATCGCCGGTCTTGTGCGTGACTGTCGTGGCTCGCAAAACGGCAAATCAATGCTGTTCAAAGACGTGATCGGCAAGCCGGTATTTACACCATAGATTAACGGAATGGCTCATCTTTCAATGCCCTTATGGCGGCCCCTACTGTGGGATAGCCGCGATATTCTTTGTCGTAATCATCCGCCACCTGCGCACAGCGTTCTTTAGCGAGAACAAAACCAAGCCGATAAGCCTTGTTGATTTCATCCTGCAATGAGCCAAGACTGATGGCTCCCACCCCCGCAGCGGCGGTGAGGGCGGCATTGGCAAGTTGGTGCCAATAGGTTTCATTTTTAGAAACGTCCCATTGATAGCTGGCATGTAACGCTTTCGCCGCCGCCTCTATCTGTGCTTGGGTTGGTTCGGTCATGGAAAACGTGATCCAATCATTTCAAAGGTGTGACGGTTATACGACTTGGACGAGAGATCGAACTAAACCTTTGATTTCGTTGACACGCGTTTGCTGCCGTTTGCTATACCCGTTTGCTATGTGTTCACGCACCATCGGTATTCAACTTGGTAATCCCATAGCAGTATTTTCCGTTTCCTTTGCCCGAGGAGCTTCTTCTGCTTGTGCATCCAGATCGCTGTTTACATCATGGACGAGTTTTAAAAAATGTTCATAGGGGTCGAGACCATCAGTATCATCACGATTATGAACGACCCAAGTGACTAAATTCAAAAACAGCGCGTGATGTATGAGCGCCATCAGGCAACCCAAAACGAAAGCCCCATCACTAACGCCCTTGCATTGTGAAGGCAGTTTGTTGAGGCGGTATTCGATAAACGCTTTAGCCTTTGTCACCTGTGCCATAATTTCATCTTCAGTTAATTTTGGATCATCAAATGGGTTTTTTATCATCTTGATTTTGCCCTCCGTTCTGCCCGCGCGCGCTGGCGAAGCGCCTTCAAACGCAGAAGCGTGTTACGGTGTAGCGGCTTTTTATCGAGAATGTTTCTAATGGGAACATACATGCTGCGAATTTGCTCTGCGTCTGTCATGTAGCGATCGGGCCCATCGGAATTGGGCGTGCGCGCACCTTCGGCGAATAACACCCGCGCAATTTCCATTGGCGTGTGACCTTTACGGGCCAACTGTTTTATCCGCTTCCGACGATCAGACAAAAACCCGGTGTATTTGTAAGCCATCGCTATTTCTCTTGCGTCCGACTCGCGACGCGCAACTTAGCAACGCGGCTTGTCTGCTCGGTGCCGGCGCGACGATAGCGGCGCGAGGTTGCGACTTGCGTGTGAGTTGCTAGCGCCATCGCGCCTTCGGTCGTGGATCCTGCCTCATAGGCTTCAGTCACGGCACCGGCGCGAGCATCCATGTTCCAAATCTCATCCGGTATGCCGGCCTCGCGCGCGATCAATCGGAACCAGCGGCGATATTTTTCCGGCGTGTACGGGAGTTGAGTCCCTTCATCAATGACAAGAGGGCCGACGCGACTTTCGAGCGGCGTTGCCGCCAGGTCAGCGGCAAGCTCGGGGTAGTCGGCAATACGGTGCTCGGCATCGGCACCGGTTTTGCTTGTCGTCTTTCGTAATATGCCGTCCCTGCCGATATGCGACCATGTAAGGCCATTGGACCATCTTCCGTTGTTCCAATCTCCCAAAACGTCACGTTGGCGGAAAGCAAGTTCGAACTGCAAGAGAACTCCACGCGCCATCGAGTGCCGTCCTCGTTTGATAGATACAAGACGGAATCGCGCGACTTGCTCATAGGTCAATCTCGTTTTCCTGGCTGGCGGCTGTTTGAAGCGCGTGGCTGATAGCTGCTCGCGCAGCGGGATGCATGGATTCGGTTTCATCAGATTGGGACCGCGCGACGCGCCCCAAGACACAATGGCTTTGAATATGCCGATAATTGTGTAGGCATACGACAGCTTTGGCTTGCCCTCCGGCTGATCTGGCGCCGCAATTTTTTTGTACCAGCGCCGCACGTCGTCGCCCATGACCATGGCGAGCTGACGATCGCCGACACGTTGGCACAGGATGCGCATGTGCTTGCTGTAGTTTTTTTGTGTTGTCGGGCGAAGGTCGTGGTATGGCGAGTCGGGGTCAACCTCATAGCAATTCACGAGACTGCGCACGGTCCCATCGAACGGCCGGCGCTGCCTGCTCGTGTTGGTTGACCATTCGAGCATTTCCGCTTGCAGCACGCGGCAACGGTGCTCGATCAACTCCATGTTGCCGTCGTAATGCAGCGGCACACATTTCGGCGTATAGCCTCGCTTTATGAGGTCCGATCTGCTGATCCAATAGGCACGACGTTCCCCGTTGGCGCGGTTTCTCCACTGAAGTCCTGGGGCGCTGACTTTGTCGGCCATGTTTCAGCTCCATCGGGCGTTGCCGGCTGAACGGTGCCAAGTCCGTGACGCCGGTAGAGAAACGCTAGTACCGCCGGCAAAAACCGTCTACCCGTCACAGGGTCGATTTGCGGGAGGCCGTGGCGTTCCTGCACCGCGGCAAACGCCCGCCATTCAGCCAGCCGGCCAGGGCCGAACACCCTGTCGGCAATCTGTCCCTCGGTGGCGTAGAGCGGCGTTTTACTTTCCATTCATTTTCTCAGCCAGGATTCGCAGGCCATATTCACGCAATGCTTCGTGCGGCAAATCCTCCAGGGGCGGCCAGCAGCATCCATCCTCGGTGATCTTCAATGGTTCATCGCTGCGCAACGGTGCTTGTAATTTGACGGCCGGAAGCGCGGGCAGGCTTTTAGCCTCGGCACGAATCGGATGCAGCACTGGATCGATCTTGATGTTGCGAGGTGGGCCGCGCCGGTCGCTCCAGCAATGATCCTTGGAGTACCAGTAGATGTGTTGTTTCGGCCAAAGATGGCGGGCCTCTTTCTTGCTCAGGCAGACCTCGCTGGCCGCTGCCGACTGCGTCATAACCAAAATCATGATGGACAGCACAATGATGATCAGGCCGAGCGCGATGATGAGCAGATAGAGTTGGCGGATGAGCTGATTGTGCCGCATGATTTTTTCCGCCTGGCGGTCGATTGACAGCATCACACTGCCATCCCTTGCTGTTCGTCTAAGTGATCAAGCCAATATTTCAATCGTGGCCAATTGGTATCGGGACCGAATCTCAGGAATGTTCCGTCAGCACTATCGCAACCAATACCAACAGCAGCACGGAGGCGATCCAAAGAATTAACGCGACCCATATGTGCCAGCTTGCCTCGTGCCTTCGCTGCAGCCACCGCATTCCGGCCGCCTCGAAACTTGAAAGCAGTAGTGCCGCCGACAAAAAGAGTGTCCAACTCATCCCAGGGTGTAGTGTCATTTTGCCATCCGTCCTGCGCAACAAATGCTGATTTCAGTCCCATGGCGCGGATCTGGCGCAGCATGGGGGTAGATCGCTTGACCGTCTCCTCGTGATTTCCGAGCACGTCTGGCGCGGTGGCGAACATGGTTCGATCGCGCGGCATTCGCTCGAGATATTTTAGATAGCGGACATCCGAATAGCCGTTAGGATTGGTGAAGCAACCATTGTCAGCCGCTATTTTCACGGCATCCGGCAGCCGGTTTCCCATGTCCGGCGTCATGATAAAGCCAAGTCTCGGATGCTTCTGCGCATAAATTGTGCCGCTGAGATAAATCATGCATGTCCCGGCGCTTTGTTGTTTGCGACCAAGGCGCTCATTTGCTTGTGCGTCGGTGGCGCTAGAATTTTTGGCGCTTCGGCATCTTCGGCCACCGTCTGACGAATGACCGGCGTCAGCGGAATTTCAAAGGCGCGCAATTGGGCCAGCACCGAAGTGAACAGGCCCTGCAGTTTGCCGTGCCGCACCACTGCCTCATCGCGTTCCAATTGATAGCCCGTGCAGCGGCTCTTGAGATCGACGATCTCGTTTTGCAGGCCGATAATGCAGCGGCTCTTGAGATCGACGATCTCGTTTTGCAGGCCGATAATAGTGTGCTTGGCCTGCGTGCAAAGCTCCATGGCGCGGTCATAGTCGGCCCGCACATTGTCACGATCTTCCTTGACGGCGGCAAACTCGGCAATGCCGGCCTCGATGGCGGCCTGTGCTTGTGATGAGCGCGGACGGGCCACCGCTGCGATCTTGGGAATGTCGGGCATATCATCCCTCCGTATTGCGTTTTTCAGGGATTGCATTCGGCTGGTGACTGACATTGTGCATTTCCTTTATGCTTTTTGATTTTCCAGTTCGTCACTGATCTCGACACCGGGCTGGGCTTTTTCCTCGTCACCGCCGAAGGCATCGAGCGCGTCGACCATGTTGGTGATCGGCTTGATGTCGGAGGTTGGATTATTTGGTTTGTTGAATTCATACAGATCATCGTCGGCCCGGATCAGGTCATCGAGATCGGATGACATCGGCAGGCGCTTGGCTAAATTTCTCAGTACTGTTTTTTGCCAAGCTTCCTCGGTCCATTCGGTCCACAGCGGCGAATTTTTTGCGCGCGAGACATTGCGGCGTTTATTGATTTCACTCTCCGACATGACTTCAACCATGATGCCGCCGTCTTTGGTGTTGGCAATTGCATAAGCCTTCACTGGCTTGCCGGTACCATCACCCGGTACATGATTGAGATGCGGTCCATGCTCGTCTTTGTAATAATGGAACACGTCATTATCTCGCACGATGTCGACATCGATCGATTTGAATTGTCCGCTATTTCTAAATCTTTTGAGCAAACCACCGACCATTGGCAGCCATTGCGCCTTGTCCTTGAATGGGACGATGGCACCGTCGCGACCATCCGGGAGCAAGCCATCGGAGGCCGCTCGAAGACAGGCGTTCCATAGCGATTGCCGATCACATGCCAGCAGATCAGTATTGAGCTGCACGGCTGTCATCACCACGCGGATAAAGCGTTCCGGCGGAATGTGGACCGGCAGGGCGTTTTTTAGTTCACCGGCGCGGGAGTCGAAGTGTTCGCGCAGGGTAATTAGTGGATGTTTTTGTTTATCGGTCTTGGTGGTGGTCATATTTCCTGCTCCATTCAGCGGTTGTCCTGCGGGATTGGTGGCTGCGTGGCTGGCTGGCCGCCATTGCCTTGAGTGTAAGTCGAGTTGTAGTAGCCGCGCGGCAGCGGTGCCGGCTCGCTGACGGTGTTCTCGCCGATGAACTGGCAGCCCTGTTCCCAGCATGAGAACTGCATGAAGCTGGCCGCGTTGGCCTTGTTGTGGATCTTGACGAAGCCCGATCCTTGAGCGTCGACAACGATGGTCACGTTTCTCACCGGCACTTTCTGCGCATTGAGCAGCAGCATGTTTGTAGTGCCAGTCTTGCGGCCTTCGATCAGCACCGCATGGTCGGTCAATGG